GTTAACAAGTGCGTTTGGAGGATCTGTAGATGATATTTCTACTGCTAGTTCGATGAGTGGTGGAAGATACTTATTTGGAGGTAGTAAAATAAACTCTCTTATCGATAAAGCAAATCGTGATAACAAATTGTTTACAGAAATGGGTATTACAAATACTCAGAGAAAACAATCTACATATGGTGCGGATATAGCGCAACAAAACAGAAATCGTTATGCTGGCAATACATATAATAGCAATCGTATTGGCAAAAACGGATTGAAATTAATGTCTGTTTCTGAAATCAAAGAACTATTGGAACGTAGACATCAATCTAATATAGAATCGTTTCAGAATGGAGGTGTTATTGGAATTGATGTAAACGTTATAGCTGAAGGTAAATATCACGCACATTTGAATCACTTAGAAGATACTGGTAATGAAGGGTTGACTAAAAAAGGAATTCCAGTAGTTACACATTCAGAAGGTGGTGAAATTGAACAAATTGCTGAAATCGAAAAGAAAGAATTAATTTTTAGGTTAGAGGTGACTAATAAACTCGAGGAATTATTTAAAGATGGTTCTGATGAGGCAATGATTGAAGCTGGAAAATTAGTTGCTGAAGAAATAATTGAAAATACACAAGATAATAGTGGGGAGGTTTTAACAGATGAATAAATTTGATAAATTACAAATAGCTTTGATTTTACAAGATATTGAGTCTTTGTATACGGGTAATGTTGCAAACAATATCTCTTCTACCACCGGTAATCTTGTGGCAGGAATAGAAAAGGATGGGTTGGATCAACAAGATTTGGCTAAATTAATGGTAGATCAATCATTTGATCAAAACCCACAAGGTGTTGTACAAAAAATTCAAAATAATGTAGCATTACATTACGATTCTTTAAAAAGTGCATTTGAAGAAAAAAATGATTCGGATGGATTGATGGCATTGGAGTCTATGAGAACAAACGAACCCGATTTTGAAACTTTAGGTACAAGTTTATTTTCTTTAATGAAAAGTTTTAAGAAACATGCTGAAGGTGGAGAAATAGAAGAATCTGACGATGTAATATTTGTTCAAATTGGAAACAAATCATATAGATTGGTTGTTGCAGAAAGTGAAGAAGAAAAAGAAAAAGGTCTTATGGGAGTTGAAAGTTTGGATGAAGATGAAGGTATGGTATTTGATTATCGAGATGATATACAAGAAGAACTAAGTTTTTGAATGAAAGACACTTATGTACCTTTAGACATTATTTTTGTAGATGAAAACGATACTGTAATTTCTGTTCAAAAAGGAGAACCGGAATCTGAAAAACTAATTACAGAATATAATGTAGCATATGTTATAGAAGTTAATCAGAATTCCGGAATTAAAGTTGGAGACCAAGTAATTGTAAAGGAAGGTTTTGAAAAAGAAAGTGCTGAACAAAGTACAGAAGATGGTGCTTTAAAAATATTAGGTTCTGATGGAGAAGTACAAGCAACCTTACAAGGAGGCGAGAGAATATTTTCTATTAAGAATACCAAAACATTAGTTGCTATGGCAAAAAGAGCATATGAATCAAAATCTGATTCTGATTACAAAGCTCTTGGTAGAAAGATTTTTGAATATATGAAAATTCAAAACGAACGAGAACCTGAATATGTAGATGAATAATTTAGAAAATATTTTAATTTTAAAATACGGGGGCATTCACATTAAACCTGAAAATAAAGGTAAATTTACTGATTATTGTGGAGGAAAAGTTACTCAAGAATGTATTCAAAGAGGTAAACATTCGTCTAATCCGACTACTCGAAAAAGAGCAACATTTGCTGCAAATGCTAGAACGTGAAAACATCAAGAGGGTGGTGTGTTAAATAAATTTGTCGATAATGTAATATCTATGACTAATCCATTAGGTCATACATTAAATACAATACACAAAATTCCATTTTTACAACCATATACTAAACAGGTAGTTAATAAAATAAATGAACACGGTGAGGAATTGGTTCCAAAAATGTGAGGATTTAATGAAGGGCGTAACGCACGTCTCAAAGCAGCAGAAATGTGACAAAATGGAGAACGTTTTGGAAAAAATTATAGAGAACATAGTGATTATATTTTTAATCAAGAAAAAGAAAAATATAAAGAAAATCCAAAAATGATTTCAAGATCACAACGTGCTGCAAAAATGGCAGTATTAGGGTCGCTTCTTGGAGGATATGGAGAACTCCTTTCTATTCCTGATCAAATATATGATTGATCTGCATCTATTGATGATCCAAATATCCGAAATAACGCGCATACAGCAACGAATTATTTAAGTGAATTATCACGTTTAACTCCTACCAAATACGATGATTATATTGCACCAATTGCAGAAGCGATTGGAAATATAGATGATGGGTTATCAGGAGCAGGATATGATTTATTTGGACTACGTAAATCTAAAAAGCAAGAATAATATAAAATAAAAAGCCCACCTAATACCTAGGTGGGCAGCAATCGATAACCATTGAATGTTTAATGCAGTAACCCGTAGGTTCGTTCGCACTCTATAACTTGATCGCATTACAAAGATATAAAAAAAATTCGAATCTACAAAATAAATCTCCAGATGTTCTTTTTGGTAAAAAATTTGCATTTGTGAAAAAAATATTGTATTTTTGTGCTAACAAAAATATGAAAATGAGAATAAGAGAAGATTATATAACATTTTAAATATTTAAAATTATGGCATTTATTAAGAAATTTCAAGCTGGCGGTCCTATGCCAGCAGAGGCTCCTGTAGATCCTGCAATGGCAGGTGGTGCTCCTGCTCCAGCGCAGGGTGGAGATCCAATTGTGCAAATAGCTGAAATGGCTGGTGCAGCTCTTCAGTCACAAGATTGTGCACTTGCAATGCAAGTTTGTGAAGCATTTATGATGCTTGTAGAACAAATGGCTGGTGGTGGAGCAGAGCCAGTTGGTGCTCCTGTAGGACAGCCAGTATTTGCTAAGGGCGGAAAGCTCATTCGTAGAAATAGAAAGTAATCTTTCAATGAGAGATGGTAATGAGAGATTAGTCTTACTAGTCTCTCATTTTTAATATATAGTATTAACTATGGCACAAGTAAAGAAATTACAACAAGGAGGTACACTCAACATTAATGGAAAAGAGTATACCGTTGAACAGATAAATGAGTACTTAGGTTCTGGACAATTTGATGCTCAAGAAAGAGCTTCTCTTGCTGGAACAGTGCGTGCTATACAAGAAGGAAAAGCTAGGTATCTTGATGCTAATAGCAATTCTCTTTCTGGAGATGGCGATGTAAATGAGGATTTTGCTGAATATTTCGGAAGTCAGGGACGTGCCAATAGAGGTCGTTCTGGATGAAGTGTTAAAAAGCAGAATCGACACGCTAGTAGAAATACAGATTTTGCAATTAGAGATAGAGCTTTAGCCAAACTTGGAGATATTGAAAATTACTTATCTAGTGGTGAAGCAAAAACAAAAACTACAGATACAACTAAACTTGGAAAAGGAAGTGGTTGATTTTATACAGATGGCAAATATATAAAAGGTCCACAGAATACAACTAATGAGAAACATATCCGAGATGTATTTTCATATTTAGGATCAGATGACGAAGGTCGTAAAGCATGAGAACTTGTTAATTGGGGAGATGATATGACTGCACTTTCTAATTGATATACTGGACAAAGTGTGGATGACCTTTTGGGCAGAATTCAATCAAACTCACTAACAGATGAAGATAAAGAAGTTCTTAATTATATGGGTTATATTCCAACCGAATCGGATATGGCTAGTTCTGTAGTTGCTTCTGATAGAGATCGTTTTGCTAAAGCAGGATATGATTACGATACTTGATCTGGAATTATTGATTTTGATAAAGATGGTAATGCAATTCTTCGTACAGGTGAGGATGGCAAAACAGCGTTTAGTTCATTAGGAGGAAATGGCAATTATTTCTTTAATGATAGTTTCTTCGCGAATGGACAAAACAGCAACTTGTCTTTCTTAAAAGATCATTTTGTTATAGATGGTAAAGTTTATAAAGCAAGTGATGCGTCAGTAGAAGGAACTGCTTTATACAATATATTAAGACAAGCAGGTGGATTTTATGATAAAAATAGAGTGGGAGACTGGGAAGGTGCTGATTCAATTATCAAGCATCTTTGGGATGGAAGAAAAAATTATGCAATAGGAAATCCAACAGATACGTATTCTCAATTTTTAGCAGAAAGACCTAATGTCAGATGAACCTCTATTACAGGCGCTTATGATGTACCACTTGGAGACAACGAGCAGTTAATAGAATATTATGATCCAAATGGTGAAACTGATGCATATGGTTATGGTACTGCAAGATGAGCTGTTTTAGATAATGAAGGAAATTATATTAGAGACATAGATTCTCGTGGAAATAGAACTTCTAACTCACCATCTGCTTTAAGAGGAAGAACTATAGCAAGAACCGATTCTGGAAATTCTGTTTATGACGGATTGCTAGTAAACGATCTTACAGATAAAGATGGAGATTATACAGGAATAACTCTTTTTAAAGATCCAAAAACAGGTAACTTCATATATAGAGGAAGGATTAGAGGTGCAAATACCGATAATCAAGATTATGTGGTTCCAGAAAGCATTGCCGAAATATTAAATAAATCTGATTATAAAGATTTTTGAGAAAAATTGGCGAAAGATAAGCAATTACAAAGACAGTTTCAAAGAACACTTGGAGATACAATTAATTCAGGATTTAGAGATCTTTTTACTTGAAATACAATGTCTCGTAAAAATTGAGAATCCCTAGGATTCTCTAAAACAGATGCTCAAAAACTTGTAGATGAATTCGAAAAGTATGCATCTAATAGTGAAAAAGATAGACGTTCTATTAGAAGGGCATCAAGACTTGTAGATCAAATAGAGTTAAAGCGAAACGGAGGTTCTATTTCTAAATTACAACCTGGTGGTGCAGTCGGTTCTACAAATGCAACAGGTCACACGCAAACCAAACTTAACACTAATTATCAAAATGCTGATGATTTTGCAGCAATAGGTGATGGTGAATGAGAAGGTTTAACCGGTGCTGATTGAGCTGAAATTGGAGCATTGGTTGCAGATATGACCGGTTTGGGATTAGGTTTAACCGGAGCCCCAATTGCATCTGGTGTAGCTGGAGCCATTGGTTCTACTGCAGCTTTTGGTGCCGATTTGAGTAGAGATTCTGATGGAGACGGTAGGGGTTTTGAATGAAAAGACGTTGGTCAATATGCTGGTAATTTAGCTTTAGATGCAGTTTCATTGGCGCCGTTTTTAGGAGCCGCAGCACAAGGTGGAAAGGCCGCAAAAGCAATTAAATCTGCTGGAAAACTAATCTCTAAAGTTTTTGGAAATCCGGTAGTTATGAAGTCACTGGCTGGTATGGGAATTGGAAGCGCCGTATATACATCTGCTAATAAAATTATTAACGGAGAGGAGTGAACTGTTAGGGATATCAGAAATGTTTTAAACGGATTATCTGGAGCGTTAACCTTAAAGAAAACGGGTGTTTTCAAAGGAAGGGGTACTGCTGGTGTAGATACAGAAGTTGGAGAAATTAATGTTAAATTAAAAGGTTCGGATACTGTTGAAAACATTAAATTAAAGAAAGATGTGTTAGATGCAGTGAATAAACCTAACACAACCGATGTAGACGCTAAATTAAAACAAGCAATTGTCGCAGAATTAAATGCGAAAGGTAAAAAAATTAATGGCAAAACAATTACTGTAGACGATATCGATTTAACTCCAGCCAAGGTTAAAACAAAACGCACTTGGAGACATCCTATTAAAGGTGAGGCTACGGACTCTTATGATTTTAATATCAAAACTGTTACAGAACCAGGAGAATTGTTAGCTACTACAGGACCAGAAGTCACAAGAAGAGGTGCTGTTGATCAATTTAATAATTGGTTAAAGACTGGAAAATTTGTTGAGGTTAAAGCACCTCATCAATATAGAGGTATTTCTGGTGCACAAGCGAGACTATTACCAAAAGATAAAGTTTATGTCGGACAACCACAAGAATATGGAGAGCCATTTACTTGAGGTTTGGATTATGATGTTCCAGGTAAGCAAACTGATTTAACAAAAAGAATTCTTGCTAGTTTTAGAAATTCTTACAAAATGCCTTGGAAAATGTCAGCTGATCAACGTGCGTTATTAAGAAGAGCTTCTATATTTACTCCTACTTTAACTAGTAGAGGTAATGATATTGAACAACAAGTTCCTATACATTTTATACCTGTACAAACAATCGTTCCTGCACAGTCATTGTCTGATATCGCAACAAGAAAGAATGGAGGTGTGATTAAAGCAAAAGGTGGATTAAAATTTTCTGAATGAGATGCTGCAAAACAACAACGTTTTAGAGATGCTAAAGCTGCAGCAGAAGCTTCTGGACAGGCAAGTTTTGATTTTGAAGGTGTTTCTTATGGGGTTACAAAAGGTGCTGATTTACCAGAAGTTCCTAGTATAACCAAACAACCTACAGATGCTGATTTTAATAATAGTGCAAACTGAACTACTTATAAAGACGGTTCTGCTATATACACTGGTCCTGGAAGTTTTGAATACAGTAGTGTACCTGCAGTTCCTGAATTATCTGCAAAATTAACTTCTGACATTCCTACTTTACAAGATGTTACTGCACAATATAATCAGTCTCAGGGTATCGCTACAAATCATACAGCACCTACTTTAGCTGAAACATATACTGATTATATGAATGATTATGAAGCTAACGATGAAGAGACTAAACAATTAACAGGTTTATCATTAGAAAATACATTAAGTAACGATATTGCAACAGCTGGTTACGATAAGGATGTTACTGACAAATTGTTAAAGGTTCGTGCAAAATCTGCAGCAAAAGCTGCAATGGATGCTGCTGCTCAAACTGCCGGAAATGCTCCAGGACAAAATGTTGGAAGAGGTTACAATCCTAATTTAAGTAATGTATTTAGAGGTGGAAAACTAATTAACGCGTTTGATGCAGATAAGTTCCAACGCAAAATGGCAAGGAATGTTTATGATAGCACAATGCGCGGAATGGCATCTAATGCTCAAGAGTATTACAATAGATTCCAGGATTTTGGTATTATTGGTCAATATAAGCAGTATGCAGATAATCTTAGAAAACCTATTGTAAATGTACATTCTGATGTTAACTCCATGTATGCAAATCAAATTGCAAGAAATGACCAAGCGTTAAAAGCAGAATTAGAAGGTGGATTAAAGGCTTCACAATTGTATTCTGATTGATTAGATCAAATTAGTGATGCGAAAAAGACATATGCAGTTCGTAGAATGGAAACTGAAAATGCAAATCGTTTACGCGCATCAGCTGCTGAAAATGCTTATTGGACACAAATGGGAGCAAGTAGAGCTCAAAGACAGAACGTGATTGATAATGCATTAACAGAACAGTTAAGTTTATATAATCAGGATAGGGCTATGAATTATCAACTTGCTGACCAGAACGAAACTTTACAATATAATGCCAATGCAAATAACATTAAATCGATTTATCAAAATCAATTAACGAACGCTATTACTGCTGGTACTATGAGTAAAGATTCTACACTGGAGGATTATTTTGCAGCAAATCCAACAAAATATCAAGAATATGTTAAACAAATGACTGATTTACAAAACAATACTTTAACTAGAAGAATGGATAATTATAAAAAATATAATCAGCAATCTATTTTTTCTGCTAAAAAAGGAGGAAGTATTGAAAAGAAACAACGTTCCGCATCAGATCAAATTTGAATAAATAATCAAAAAATATCTGCAGATGCTATTAAACAGTTATCTAAACAGGCATTTGAATTTTTAAAAATGGCATTGTCATAAATGAAAAGAAAAAGTTATCAAGTCGGGGGTGTAGTTTACACCCCCTTTGTTCCTAATCAAGCACAAACTACAACAGGAACAAGTGTTGGTTCTAGTACTACAAAATCATCAGATTCGAGCGATGAAAAGTTAACTGGAATTAAAAAAGAAATTGTAGATATATTAAAATCTAATGGAATACCTAGTGACGTAGACATGTTTTTAACAAAAGCAAATTCCTTTTTGGCAAATTCTACGTCTTTAAGTAGTATGTCGTTGTTTGGAGGAACTAATGATGACTATGACTTATCGGATTTAGTGAAAATCCAAAAAATGGCAAATGATGTAAAATGAAATAAAGATAGACATGAAAAGGCCGTTGCCAATCTTGACGATGAAGATGCTTGGGGAGAGGTTGCATTAGATTCAAGGGGTTATATGTATGTTAAAGATCAAGACGGAAATTTAACTACTGTTTCCGCATCAGAATATGCAAAGGGTTACGATGATAAAAAATACATGGCTATCACCAATGAACAATTATTAGGATATCGTGAAGCAAAAGGTTCGCCTCTTGCAATGAATTCAGAAGTTTTATCTAGTATTGGTGGAGCCATAGGAATTAGATCTGTACAAGAGTATCTGTTAGGTCTTGTAGAAAAACTTGGAACTACTACAGAGCAAGGTTATGCTTCTAAGAAACAAAATCAAATTGTTAACGGAATAGAGAGATTAATGGCAGCTGGTCCAGACGGATACTATAAAATAACAGATGAACATCAGGCAAAAGATGTTAACGCTGCACTAACATATTTGTATAGTCAATTATCTGAACCGATGAAAAGAACTCTTCGTGCAACCATTGCTTCTGAAGGTGGCGATCCTGCAAAAGATTCTGCTGAATTTATAAGTTTGATTCTAACTCAAAATACAGATCATACACGAAAAGCAGATTTTGATTCTGCTACAACTAAATACCAAGAGGAAAAATTAAGCGGCAGTCCTTCTGGAAAATATGTGGAACAAACTCTACCTGAACGATATGCTTCTGGTAATGGTTTTGGAGCGCCAGAATGAACTCCAATTATGACTGCTGGACAAAACGTTCCAATGTATGTACAGGCTCAAAATTTAGGATCAGTATTACAAAAGGATGGAAAATCTCCATTGGGTGATGCTAATTTAGAAATATTATTAAACGAAGCGCACGGTATTGGTGCAATTGTTGACAGAAGTTCAATTACATTTGGAGACATTGCTATAAGTTGAGACGATGCTTCTAAATTAATGTATGAAGGAGATAGTAATTTACAACGCGTATATATGCCTGCAAAACCAGATGGTTCTGGAAGATTACGTCCTGATTTTGAATTACAACAAACTATCGATACCGTAAATAAACAAATTGAAGGTATGACCCCTGGTCAAATTAAATCTGCTATTGCTGATATTCCAGGAGTAACTTACAATGAACAAACCGGTACTGTTGAGGCCAAGAACATGCATGTATTCTTAACATTTAGCGCAGTTGCTTCTGATGATACATTGGGTAATAATTTGAAAAAATCTCAATACTTACATGAATTAGATAACTCTGAGGATCGACAGAAAAAATCTAGGTATAACGATGCTATCGCTATTAGATCTTCTGTTGATGGAAAAGATAAACGAGACAAAACAAATAATCCTAGAACTACTTGGTGATGAGGTTATAATTTCTTTGAAGGAAATGTTTGAATCCCATTAAACGATTCAATTATTTCTGCAGCAATTTACAATAATCAAAGAATTCCTCAAGAAACATATATGAACATGTCTGCAAAATCTCAAGCAAGACAACAGTATGAACAAGCGCAAGCTGTTACTAATCAAATGATACAATCTGGTAATTTACGAACTACATTTTAAATATGGCTAAACAACACGATTGATTTGCAGCATCTTTATTTCAAAAAGATCTTTCAACAGATGATTTTTATAATCTTGGAATTACGCCAGATAATGCTGAAATAAAGTCCAAAGATGTATATAAAAATATTCCTGAAGTAATAGATGCTTTTTCAAAGAATGGAAAATTTGATGATAATGCGTTTGATACATTTTATAACAACGCATTATCATCATATAATGAATATGCACATTCTGAGTTTAATAAAAAGATTCTTGAAAATTATGAATGGGACCCTAATGATTGGATGGCACCTGTTGGTGGAAAAACAAGAGATGTTTCTGCACAATTTGTATTAGGAAAACACAATCCAACAAAAATACAGAGTGGAATTGAAGCATTGGGTATTAAAACAGAATCTGAATTTAGTAATAGAGAATTAGCTCAAGCTAATGAAGTTAGAGATGAAAATGGAAATAAATTAGGATACACTCCTAATGAAAAAGGTGGGTGATTTAAATCACTATCTCGACCAACATTAGTATTGGCTCAATATGATGAGGATACTGAAGAAATCATTGATGGTCGAAAAGTTATTCATAAAAAAGGAGAACTTAAGTTAGATGAATGAGGAGTGCCATATTATGAAGAACTTGGAAATAGAGAAGTATATGGTCGTGATGTTTTACACTATACAGATACACTTAGTGAGGATGGTTCTAAATGAAACAAATATGATTTCTTTGATTCTGATGGATTGGAAAAATCAATTGGAGGAACTATTGCAAAAACTGCATTTAAAATTGCGCCGTATTTTATTCCATATGTGAATTATGCATGAGGCGCCGCAAACGCATCTTTAGAAATTGCACAACTTTTACCTGTTTTGGGTAAAGCCGCAAATGGATTTTTAACAAATAACAACGATGTTGCAAAAGGATTAACTAAATGAGAATCGTATCTTGAGAGATTTGAATCAAGCGTATCTGATTATTCTCGTGATAAAATGGTTACTACTGAAAACTTTGGCAATTTTGTTGCAGACGTTTCTGGACAGTTGTGACAACAACGTGTTATTGGTTCAATTCCACAATTACTAGAAAAAACAAAGTTATTAGAAAAGGGTTCTAAAAACATCGAGCTTGGTAAAAAGATGGCACTTACTTACATGGCAGGAACTTCAGCTAAAGAAACATACGGATCTTTTAAAGAGGCTGGAGCATCTGATAGAACAGCCGGTCTTGCTATGATAGGAAGTATGTTAGCATTAAATAAATTAATGCAAAATGATTATTTTAAAAGTGCTATTTTTAGAGGAGGATATCTTGATGAAGATTCTATTAAAAGGCCAGCGTGAGGTGTTGCTAAAATGTTTAAAGAATCTTTAACAGAAGTTAATGAAAAAGTATTGACTGAAACCGGTAAAAAGAAATTTTTATCAAGTGTAACAGATGCGTTTACACATTCTATTATTCCTGGTCTGCAGAAATCTGAATTTGTTAGAGCTTCAATTTCAGAAGGAGTTGAAGAAACCATGGAAGAAGCAGTTGCTGATATAGCTAAAGCGTTTACTGAGGGTCTTAATGCTCTTGGTTTCAATGTAACAGAATCAAATAAAAATCTTAATTTTGGATGATCTGTTGAGGATATTGCTTCTAGATATGCAATGGCATTTGTTGGAGGTACTATTGGTGGTGCGTTGTTTCAAGCCAATCATACTTGAGAAACTAGAAATATTCCAAAATGAGTTAAGGATGCTGAAAATTCCGATTTATCTAAATTTACATACTTAATTGCACAAGGAAGGGGTAAGGAAATTAGAGATTATTATAAAAAACTTTATGATAAAGGATTGTTAGGTGATAGTAATCTATCAGCAAGTAAATTAAGAACTACAACATCTATTAAAGGTGTTGATGAAGTTATTGCCGAATCTGCTGAAAAAGGACAATCCCAGAATGATTTGGTTTACAATGCTCTATTACGCCAGGTCGATTATATTGAGAATGTACTACAAGATGAACGATTTGCGTATTCTGAAGAAACACTTCAAGCTATGGCTTTTATGGGAATTACTCCAAAAGATGAAGAAGAATCACATCTTTTAAAAGCTCAAATTTTAAATACAACACTTGTTAATAGTGGATTTTTTAATGAATTTAATTTATTAGCAACGAGAGCTGTTAAAGTAAGATCTGAACTCGAAACAATTTTAAATGAACAAGCCCAAGGTGAAACCGATTCTGAAAAGAAAGCAAATTCAGATAAATTAAAAAATAATGAACGAGTTAAAGAACTTACTGAAGAACTAAAGAAAATTCGCAAACGTCGTGATGAAATTCTTGAGGGAAAACATAATTGATATTTTGCAGGACAAGGTTTGTTTGTTCTCGATGATGCAAGTCACAGAGGTTTCTTATCTGTAACAAAAGATAAATTTGCTCAATTAATGTATAATAAAACAATATCTGATCTTACTGATTATGAAAAAGAAAGATTGGATGAAGATTGGCAAAATTATCAAAACACTCAAGGAAAACAAAACGCTTATCGTGCATATGATATTTATGTTAAATTATCAGAGCTTTCAAAAGGAATTTTAGAAGCTACAATTCCTGCTTTACAAAAATCAACTAATGATACAATTCACGGTGAAAAAACAAATCTTGATAAATATATTGAGAAAAATAAGGAAGCTGTGGAAGTATGAAAAGAAATTGAAACTTTACAAAAGAAAGAGAACAAAACTGACGAAGAAGTTGAAAAACTTAATGAACTTATTGTAAAATTCAATGAATTGGATGCAGAGGTAAAAGGGATGATGTCAAACACATCAAACTTATTAAGAGGTGATGTTAGTGGAGAACCTTCGAATTTTGCACAATTAAATGTTGATCGAAGTTCTCTTAGTATTGCAAAAGGTTTCATTGTTTCTTTATATAAAGATTTTGCTTCTAAAAAACAGGTGATGCGTTCTGAGGATGAACTTCAGGCATTTTACAATTTAGTTAAATCTAATCCGTTAAATGCGGAATCGATTAAACGTAGACTAGATGCTTATATGACAGCTTGATTAGAAGATCCTGAATTAGCAGATCCTACTAATCCTGATCCAAGTGAAACTGTAAACAAAGATCCGCTTAATAAATTATTCACAATGGCTGAAGATGACGGTAATCCTTTACAGTTAAAACTTGCAAATATTCTTCAAGATTTAGAGTTGGCATTGGGTTCTAATTTAGATTTAGCGAAAGAAAAATTTGAAGAAGCTGTTGCCTTTATCATGGAACATACTCATTTTTCAAGACAACAAGCAGAAAAGATTATTAAATCTATTGTGGCTAAAGTTGGAAACGAAAGTCTAATTGATGTTGTTGATGAAATTGAACAGTTAAGAAGTAATGTTGTATTTTCACCTATTTATGATATATTGCGCCAATTTAAAGCGGGATATTCTGATGGAACATTGGATATTGCAGGTTTATTAAACGGTGAAATAAATCGTTTAATTGGATCTGGCAATATGTCAGAGTATATTATTAGTAGTAAACAAGTTATTGCCGAATTAAAAGAGGCGGGAAATATTTTAAATGTAATAAAATCTTTAATTAACGGATCAGTTTCTGGATTAAATAAAGCTGTAAACGTATTGCGTTCAAAACAAGGATTAGATTCAATTCCGGAATTAGACGAACATACAGCAAAAATATTAATGAACGATATTGATTTTATATTAAAAAGAATCAATAGTTTATTGAATATTGCATCATGAAATGATAATAAAAAGTTAAAGGCACATAAGGAATCTGAAATAAAACTTAAACCATTAACACTTAAATGTTTAACGGATCCAGAATTTGCAGATGGATTTAAAAAACTCGATGTTGATGTCGATGATATTTGAAAACAAGCTAATGCAAAATACAATCTTGATTTACAATTTATAACCGAATCAAATTGAAAAGAATTTGAGGAAACTAGAATTCTATTTGAATCGTTACTGAGGAAAGCAATTCTCGAAAAGAATAATGGTGATATATCTGGAAAACTAATTGAAGCGTTTGGACCATCATTGTATAAAATGCAAACAACAAAAATTGATCCAGAAACTACAACAATTAGTGCGTACGATTTATTATGATATACTGCTGATATTATTACATTAGATTCTAATTCGTTTTATCCGCGATACAATAATATCTTGAGTAAATATAGAACTCCAGATAAAAAGGAATTAGCTCCTGTGTATGGACAAGAGTTGGCGATTAGAAGAAATGTTTCTATGGCATTAAGTCCGGATCTTTATAATAATCTTTTAGAAAAGATTTACGAAATGTATCCTGAAACAATGCACAAGAAAGATATTCTTCCAAACGTATCTGTTGTTCTTGGCGGCGCTGGAACAGGTAAAACTGTTGCTATTGCTGGAATTTCTGCAGAGATGCTTTCATTTGATGATGATGTGGAATTTGTTTATTTAGCTCCATCTAAAAAACAGGCTGATAATCTTGCAGCAAATGTACAAAAATCAGGTACGATTTTAACAATTGATTCTCTCGATGAATTTTTTGAAGAAAAACCTACATTTGAATACGAACTTGATGAAAAAGGAAACAAAACTGGAGTAATTAAGTGGAAATATAAATTAAATTCAAAACAACTTTGAACAGGAGGTAAGAAGCGAAAAATTTTAATTGTTGATGAAGTTACTCTATTCAACAGTGCACAAATACAAGCGCTTTCAGAATTAGCATTAAACGAAGGTGGTTTAATTTGGGCATTGGGTGATAGTAAACAAAATCAATCGGTTGTTAAAATGAGTGATAATGCAATGCAACATACTGGTTTAGAAGATTTTACTGTTGTTAAATCACCTGAATTAACTACTGCATTGCGTCCAAGTACTGTTGGAAAGTTCGATAATGCTTTATTATTAGATTCAAATTTAAGTGAAATTAACAGACAGGCTGTTGATCAAGATGCTGTTACAATTCAAACTTACAATACAATTACAAACAGTGTTGTTGATAAAATTGAATTTAAGTATTTTGAAAACGATGAAACTGGAGAATTATTTGGAGAAAGAATAATCGAAGGAACTGATAATCAAGTTAACGAATATTTAACAAGATTAAGTAAACTCGGAACTGTAGCATATATTACTGATAAGAACGTTGCATTACCCGATGGTGTTGAAAAAATTGATGCAAGTAAAGCTCAAGGAGGAGAATGAGACTATGTTGTTATTGATAAAAAATGAGCAACAGATAGTAAATACGACACTCTAAGAGATTTGTATACATTAACACAACGTTCAACAAAGGGTACTGTAATTGTCAACAATGGATTAAAATCCGTATTACCTGTATCTTCAAAGCAAGATGCTACTGCAGCAGAACCAATGTCATTAAATCCTACTGATTTACAAGAATTTATAAATTGGAAAAAAGATTCATTAGGAGGATATGTGATGGACATGGACTTTATCGATGATTTCAATAATGCTTATATAGAACCTGAAGATAAAGACAATGGTCCAGATCCTGAGCCAGAACCAGAGCCAGAGCCAACACCTACACCAGAACCACCTAAAAGCATTGTATCTGTTGTATCTGTAACACCACCTCCTTCTCCATCAGGATCGACATCAAATGCCGGAACAAGTAATAATCCTATGGCAGATCCAGGAGAACAGAAACCTGCTGGAAGTTCAACACCACTTGATACCGGAGGAAACCCAGGAGAAAATCCTGATGTACCCCCTACTACACCTCCTGTATCTGGACCACCACAAAGTCAATCAGATAATAAACCTAAACCTCAACGTATAAGACCATCTAATATTTCTATGACCAATGAGGTCTCATATTTTGATATGCTGTTTGAAGAAAGTGATGATTTACCAAAATCATTTGATGTGGAATTGTTACAAAATTTTGGATTTGATAAAGGCGAAATTAGACAAATAGCGTTTTTATTATCTGCAGCAATTAAAGCAAATGTTGATCCGAAAGTTGTGAATTTTAGAGGAATTGGAACCAATAAGATTTTGGCAATTAATAAATTGCAACGATTTATTAAAAACGGAAGACTTGAATTAAATGTAATTCCAAATTCTAAAAATTCTGTAATGGTAGCCTCTTTTATAAAAGATGGTAGTTCAGAAAGATTTAGTATTCCAATTTGTTTTTTACCAAAAGGTTTATCTGGCAAATACGTTGGAAAATTTAATCTTGAAAATAAACCAACGAAAAAGCGAGGAGCATTTTTATCATTAGAGGAAATTAAAAAAAGACATCCATGATTACGTATTTTTGATTCTTGGCAAGTAATTTCTTTTAAAGGAGGTCTTAGTAGATTCAACTTTAATGAAAAAACTAAACGTTATTTATCTAAAAATCTTGGTAAAGTATTTACACTTGCAACAGACAATCCATTCTTAGCAATGACTGCTAATCCGCAAACGATTTATTCGTTGGAATTATTACCTGATGGTACAGATTACACACATCAAAATGTTGATAATTTTGTAAATTTTGGAATTATTAAACCGGTTTCATTTTCAGAAGTATTACAATATTCGTTCTTATGATCAAATAAAATTGGATTATTTAAGAAAGAACATGGAAATGATTTACCACCTATTGCAATTAATGGTGATTTGGATCAGTGAATAAGAGACATGGTTGGGCTAGATGAAATTCCAGATAAAAACTTTGGTAACAGACGTTATCAAGTTTTGTCTGAAGATAACTGTTCTAGATTATTATCTAGAATGATGAATCTTGCAATGAGTGGTGAATTTAAACAAATATCTGACCTAATAGGTTGATCTCTTGTAGATTCACTTCATGTTGAAACAAAACCAAAATTAAATAAAGATGGAAGTAAGGTGTCTTATAAAAACGGATTACATTTTAAATCTGGAGACAATTGGTTTAGAATGGAATTTGATTTTAATTCAGGTTCTTATAATATATTTAAGTATTATCCTGAATCTGAAACAGTAGATACAACTCCTGTAAAAACAATGTCATTAGAATCAGGAAGATTTCCATTTAAACAATTACAAGAATTCGCAGGACAAATTGATGAATTTTCAATTGCTACAAGAGTATTTGATGAACATAATGTACAAATTGGTAGTCCATATGCACAATGTGTATCTAATCAAATTAGTCTAATGTTTAGACATATTACAGATGCTAATATGTATGAACAATTAGATCAAATTCTCGCTAATGACGAATTATTCTTAGAGGGAAGAATTTATGCAAATGTTGCTGGAGCAAGTGGAAATAACCCATTCTTACCAAATGGTGTTGCAAGACGATTTGTTGGTAAACAATCTGGATATATGTCGGATGCTTCTGAATGAACTCCTTCTGAATATTCAATTGATACAAATTCACTAATTAGAGGTGATGAAAACATTGATAAACAAATCGAATTTGAAGAAAGAATTGAAGAAATAACAAAATTAGTTTCTGGAATTATTAATATTGACGATATTCTTTCTACAACATCAAATGTTCAAACAGATTATGACAGTAAACTAGAATCGATTATATCAAACGTTAACGCTAGACTTAAAGCAAATTCAACAAACTGAGAGTACAAACAGTTACGTTTAGATGGGTATGATTATAAATTAGAAACAGTATCTGATTTAAATGGTTGGTTACAAGAAAAAGCCGGCGTTCAAGGTGATGTAAATGTCGATTTTAATGCATTGGAAACTTTTAAATTTGGAGTTTTTTCCGTATCTTTGTCTAATAAATTTTATATTAAACATGATGGAACTCAATGGGTAGTTTACGAAATGAAATCGTATGATTCATTTAAACCTATGATTGAATTCTGAAATCAAAATAAAACAGAACTTGTAAAAGCTATACCTAATTTTGAAAAGTATTTATCAGAAATATATAGCGGAAGTACTAGTGTTTCTAGAGAAGTTGCAAAACAATTAACAAATGTTGATCCTAATATAGCTTCTTTAAGAACAATGTTATTGAATTATTTAGAAAGTAGAATTAA